GTACAACAACATCTTCGCTTGCACCCATTTCACCTAGCAACTCGCTTCCACCCATTTCACCTAGCAACTTGGGATCTCTATCAGGTACTTCTTGAGCTATTACAGGAGCTATAGGAACCTCGCTTACACCCATTTCACCTAACAACTTTGGATCTCTATCAGGTACTCCTTGAGCTACTACAGGATCTACTACAGGATCTACTACAGGATCTACTACAGGATCTACTACAGGAGCTACTACAGGAGCAGGTTGGGTTTCTATAATTTTTGTAACTTTCTTTTCTACTTCTTCTACAGGCTTATCAAAGTGTTTTGCTACTAATTTCATAAGTAAAGGAGGTGCGCCCAACGCTAAACCTACACCCAATACTGCTACCTTTTTAAGTACAGAGTCTATATCCATATTACCAGATAGGAGTTCTTTAATCTCTCCGAATATATCTGGTGTTTCACCCGTTGGTTTACCTGTATAGCTGGGGTCAGGTAATCCCTTTTGACCACGAATAGTATCTGCCGTAGTTTGTGCAAGTTGCATTAACTCTGCTTCAGTCTTACCTTCTGTAAGGTACTTGTCAATTCCCTGAGGGTTTTCAAATCGCTTAACATATAATGCCATACCATCTTCTGTCATTAAACTAGAAAGATATTTTTTATCATCATGCTCTAGTTCAGCCTCTCCATTTTTAGTTGCCGCATCTATTAGACCAGTAATATTATCCCTACGGTTACGAGTGACTTTATCTGAACGTATCTGATGATGCTTCTTAATAGCATCTGAATCACTCGAAGCAGTAATACCTTTCCACGGGTTATTAGGATCATTCTTCTGCATGGTGGATCCACCACCGTCACCCCCACTTGTACCAGCACCACCCCCATCTACAGGTGGTTCTTCCTCTGGAGGAGCTTCACCTTCTACGAAGGGAGAGTATCCTTCTGGAATAGGCTCTAACGGTTGATCATTAATGAACTTGATATTAATCTTATCACCAGAAGCATTAATGTAAACACGATATTCTATTAACTGTGCCTTACCAAACTCTCGACCTGTGAACTGCTTATAGGTAGGCAGCTTACGTACTGAACCCCCTTCTGCAAAGAATTGCATATCCTCGTCTGAGTCCATGCCTTCAATCATAGCATCAATCTCTGCAGCTTCATCTATATCATTATCTGCTACAGGGGAACCTCCAATCTGACCTTCTGCTTCCATCTCACTCAAGCCTGCCTTGGCAGTGTTACGCATCTTCATGAGTTTTTCTAGGCCAATGAAACGTACAACGTCAGCAGGTAATACAAACTCACCTTCACTAAGTTGTGCAGGAATATCATCTCGTACTTCTGCTCCAAGGGAACCCGTAGGAACCTCGTTACCTGATACAGGATCTACACTTGCACCGTCATCTAAGAAACCGCCTTCTTCATAGCCATTCTTACTTTTCATTGTTAACTCTCTCTCGTAAATACTTTAATGATCTTAATGATTGAATTGCACCCTGAGACTGAAACAACTCCTTTGTATCGGTAGTCTGCTCCATCTTTCGGTGCTGCTGTTCAATTAGATAATCCATATACTCTGTAAAGGTTTCCCAAGTGGGCTTATCATTACATAGGTGCTTCAGCAGGAGCAGGTTCATTGCCACTAAATCCTTGTTCACCCGGAGTAGGCACTTGACCCATTCCAATGTTTCCGTTGCCTGCTCCCGTAGGATCAGATGGTTGAGGTGCTCCCTCTGCTGGGCCAGCCTGTGCTTGTGCTTCAGCTTGTTGCTTCTGCATAATCATTGCTTGCTCTTGTGCTTCTTCAATGTTGTTAGTTACCTTATCAGGATCTAGCTCCATTGACTTAGCAATCTCACGGATGATGTACTGTGACTTCATCCAAGGTGCTAAGGCAGGGTTTGCACCTACTTGTAAGAACTGCAGTAAGCGTTGGCTACGTACTTCATTAGCCATGAGGGATTCAGTACCACGGGCTTTAACTTCTAAGTCACCTCGTAAGGTCTTATCAAAATCAAACTGCATGTTAAACTGAAAGAAGCTACGGCCCATTGGCCCTAACAAGTAATCATCAATGTTCTTGATAACAGTCTTTATACCACCAGCAGCAGCATTCATCAACATACTTATACCAGAACTAGTACGACCTACGCCCGTTACACCTGTCTGTCCATGAGAAAAGGAGGGTAAGCCTGTAGACTCATCTGCAAGCTGTCGTGCCTTATCGAATAACTGTAGGTTCTCACCTGATACGTTAGGGTACTTAGTGCCAAACAATGCTTGTCCCGGTGCACCACCCTGTCGCCTAAACACTTTGCCGGGGTATAACTTCATATCTTGGCCGGGAACTAAATTAGTCTCGTCTACTTCAAAGATTAGGTTACCAGAAAGAACAGCATTATCCACAGCCATACGCATAAAGCCATTCATTAATGTCTGAGTATCATCCATGTTCTCAGCTAAACCAATACCAAATAGTGAGTATGGATTATGCTCATAGGGTACTGCGTAATAAGGAATACGTACAGGCTTAAATGGGTTCAGAACAGAACGCAGCACACGGGAATTACAAACCCATATATTTACTTGAAGCTCGTCTGCTTTTTCTAGCTCTTTAGGAATTTCAATCTCATAGTCTATGAGTGTTTCCATATCCATAACGCCCCAGTACTCTAGTACTTCAAAGCGGTCAACACCTGTGTCTGCTTGATAGTCATTGAGGTCATCTTCCCAATATTTCTTAGCATAATTCTCGCCTTTTGTAATAACATCTTCGATGACGTTAGTACGAAAGAAAGGACGCTTCTTTAGTTCACGTAGCTGAGAACGATTTAACTTATGTCGTTGGATAGTATATTGGCACTCACTAATACTTGCAGCATCTGGATCAGGGTAGAAATCCCATACAGAAACATAAGATACTTTAGGTACTGTCTTATTAGTGGGAATATAATTACCCCCTTCATCCCAATCTGGATACTCTTTATCCACAGCCATTGGGCCTTTCATAATACCTGTACCAAATAGTGGCAACTCAAATGCAGCAGAACGTAACTGCTTGGTAGCTTCGGACTCTTCTAGCTGATCATGGATCTTTTTCTCCATGCGCTTAGCTGCAAGCATAGCAGGATTATAGTTAACAGAAGTAGGCGAACTACCTACACCTTCTTTAACATCCTTGCCTTCCAGTTTATCTTCTAATACTCCAAGCTTTAGGGAAGCCTCAGTAGCTCCTGCAGGTAGTTCTTTACCATCCCCGGCAAAGCCATAAGGACTATCAGCATCACTTTCACCCTCTTTGGCTGGGTCATAGTGTACATCTCCTACCACGCCTTCAGGTAGAACAGTAGGATCTACTGATAGTGGGAATCTACCACTACTAAACAGCACATCTGTTATCTGACCATAAGCAGCTAAAACTTTAGTCTTAGTTACTTTAATAAATACGCGAGACTGTTCAGCTTCTGTGAATTGCACATCAGGACTATATAGCCCCCTATAGTTACGATAGCTACGTAACCATGTTTGCTCATAATGTCTACGAGAAGTCTCTGCTTTAGTAAAGCGTTGAGTTACTGTCTCTACTAGACGGTTGACATATAACTTCTCTTCTGAGGAGTCTTTAACATCATCTAGTGAAACAGATTCGGTGCTTATCTCTGATATTGGTTGTTCTGCCATTTGTTACTCACAAAGTGTTTTAGTTAGTACCCGAAGGTGGAATCGGCAACTGCCATTTTATTAGATCGTGCTGTTGCTGGGTCGTAGTCAAATACACCATGCCTAGGGCGAGACATTACTCCGTACCTAAGTGCATCATATAAGTGATCATGTGCATAGTTAGTATCTATATCTTCTGGGTTCTTTTTATCAAGAGGTATGATAGGGAACTGAGAGATAAGGTTACTACAGTTATTAAAGATTACCATACGAGGCTCTTCAGTGAAACCATCCACCTGTAACCTTCTATGTAATTCATTCTTGCCTGATACTCTAGTACCCCTAGACCTATCCGAAGGCCTCCAGCGGCACCCTTTTTGTACCATACGCTCTGCTATACTGGGGCCAGTATCCCCTCTTTTATGCCAGCAAGAAGAGTCTAATACACCATACTGTATCTGACCATCACCCTGCTCTGCTTCTCTAATCATATCAGCTAGATCTTCTGCTAATACTTGGGATACGTATAGCTCTCTATATACAATAAGCTGTTCATTAGGAGCTACAGCGCACCATACAATAGCTGAATAAGACCCATACCCGTAGTCTCCTGCTCTGAACTTAGTCCAGTTACTGGGTACTTCAAACGGTTCCACCACATGTATATTTCTATTAAACTCAGGAAAAGCAGCACCTTCTGCAATGTCCCAATCTCCTTCCAGCAATTGTCTTCGTTGCTGTTCTGGTAGGGATAGTAGGTTTGCTTCATAGTCACCTGTCTCGTTTAAATAAGGATTATCGGATAACTTAGCTGGTATAAACTTTCGTCTGAATAGTGCTTCACCTGCTTTACTGTGAGATGCAGGGTACGCCATTCTCTCCCCAGTCTCTGAATCAGTCGCATCAAATGATTTACCATAAGGTGCTGGATCAATAAACATCTTCTTTACCCAAGCATGGCCTCGGCCTCCGGGGTTTGTAGATGCTCTCATGTAAATAGGAAGATCAACTGCAGTACTACGTAGTCTTGACCTTAGATAGTTCCAAGCAAAGGGTGAACCCCATTGAGTTAACTCGTCAAAGCCAACCCAAGAGAAAGATAAACCCTGATAGCGAAGTACGTCATCATCTTTGTCTAAGTAGGAGAACCATAGTCTGCCACCTGATGGGGCAGTCCAAGTCATCTTACGTTCAGACCACTTAATCCCCGGAATAATCTTAGGGTACATCTCTTGTGACTTCCAGATTAACTCACGTAGTTCTTCTGTTGTATGTCTTAGTAGTAACCCAGAGAACTGGGGGTGTGTAATGTATCGTAGAGGGTCTGCTAACATTGCATATGACTTACCCCCACCAGCAGAACCACCATATAGAACCTCTCGCTCACCTGCTGCTAGGAAGTCTGTCTGTGGGCCTGCATTAGGAGAGAAGATAATGTTCTGCTCTGCCATCTCAACAGGTTGTAGCTGCGGTGTTACTACTACTTCACTAGGTGAAGCGTCTATCTGCAAAGTTTCTTGCACCTTTGCGGTGGCCTTCGTACTTTTCCGCAATTGCTTTGGCTTTGGCGTACCTTTCGGCCCAGTAATTTGCGCTTCTAGCTTTAGTCTTGTTCTTCCTGTCACTGTCTGCTCTCTTCTTCAAACCCATGTGTGAAATACTGCGGCCCGATTGAGTTGTTAGCCATGCCGATACTTCACGGTATGAGTACAACTTCAAGTGTTTCTTTGCTTGTTCTAACAAGTCTAGTTCATCAGGGATTGGTACAAGTATATCGTTATCATCTTCACATAGTAGGTATCCAAAAGGAACTGTCCTGCCTATGCGTGGTATAGGAACCCATTCATATGAGTCTAAATCTATATCGGGTAGTTCATACTCACCTGCACTGGGTAAAACTCCTTCTTCTATTGCTTCCATAATCACTTCTTCTGTTTGGAGGTAGAGGAGAGGGTCGAACTCTCACGCCCTGTGAAGAGCTAACTGGGTTCAAACCAGCATCCAGCGCCAGCTATTGGATGGCCCTACCTGTAAATTGGCGGAAAGTGAAGGACTCGAACCTTCATACCCTTTCGGATGTCTCCTTAGCAAGGAGGTGCAATACCATTATGCGAACTTTCCTTATATACAAAGAGGCTTCCATTCCTCTGCTACACTGGGCTGACCTTTGTGTAGTCTTAAATGCCCGATACCGAAGCAGAGCGGGGACTTGGTGAATGAGGTAGAACTCTCTCAAACATGTAGGGGAAGTAGAGATACAGTCAGCCACTCATATTATATTATTTTATTGGCGGAAGTGCTGTGTATCTCTACTAATTTGGTGTGGAGGTTAGTCCGAATTCTTAGGGGGAAGTAGCATTACGCCACCTGTAGTCTTAACTTCCACCTTCTCTGTCTTAGCGAAGCCTGCCCTATCCATCATATCTTTAGCAGCAGTCATCTTATCTTTGATACCCAATTGAGTAGGGTCACGTAAGGCAGACACCATCGCTGTAGCAGCCTGCGGTGCGTTACGAGCAATGTACATCTGAGTGTGTTCAGCTATCTCGTCCTTCAATGCTTTGATAATAGACGTA